ACCGCGGTTCGTTATCAATCAATTAACGAATCTGCTATTGACTCATTAACATCTACAATTTCAGCTGCAGCAACAAGTATCCCATTGAGTGATGCTTCTAGATTCCCAACTTCTGGTACTGTTCTAATTGAGAATGAATGTATTAATTACACTGGTAAATCTCAAAATACATTAACTGGTTGTACAAGAGGTGCAACATTTACGCTATTCATTGGTGGTACTAATAAAGACTTTACGGGTGGAAGCGCTGCTTCTCACGCTGTAGGGAATGGGAATACTGCTGTAACACTTGTTTCATGTACGGCATCTCCAACACTGAACCACTGGGGTTCATCATATATTATGGATGGTGGGTTCGATACAGATCGTGGTTATTACTTTAACTACTCAGCATTGAATAACACAATTGCTGCTGGATCTGATGCATCAGTATTCTTTGTAAGATTGGCCCCTGCAGTAAGTAACTCTATTGCTGGTAATCTAGGTGAACGTGATTTGCTAAACCGTTCATCTATGCTTCTACAAAAATTACAAGTTCAATCTTCACAAGCTGTACAAGTTTACGGTATTTTGAATCCAGGTAATATTAATTCAGGCACTCTTACATGGCAATCAGTTAACACTGTTGCATTAGGATCTCAGCCTTCATTTGCTCAAATTTCAACCAGCAGTTCTACAACAGCTACTCCAGGCGAACAGATTTTTGCTACATTGGGACAACCTAATGGTTTTTCTGAAATTGACCTTTCAAATCTGAAAGAATTATCAAACTCAGCGATTGGTGGTTATAATAACTTCCCTGATGGCCCTGACGTTTTAGCAATTGTTGTAAATAATTTATCATCTAGTAGCGCAGATGTTAACTTAAACTTATTCTGGTCAGAAGCGCAAGCATAAATAGAATAAAGATTTAGAGGAAAAATAATGGCAACTCAGGTACAGTTTAGACGAGGCACCACAACGCAAAACAATGCGTTTACTGGCGCGATTGGTGAAATTACATATGATACAGAAATTGAAACACTAAGGCTACATGATGGATCTACTGCCGGTGGCGGTGCAATTATTGCTACTACCACTGCTAGCCAGACACTTTTAAATAAAGTATTAAGTACTGGATCTTCTTGGGAAGGTGGTATTATTGATCTTGCTTATGGTGGTACAGGAGCTGCATTAACCGCGGATGCTGGTGGCATCGTTTATTCAACTTCAGATGCAATGGGTATTTCCTCGGTCGGCGCATCTGGTCAAGTTCTTACTTCTGGTGGAACGAATGCGCCTACTTGGGTAAATGCTTCTGCTCTTACTGTTGGTACCTCTACAACAGCTACTTCTGCGGAAAATATTGAAGGTGGTTCTTCTGGTTATCTAGTTTATCAAATTTCGGAAGATAATACTGGATTTATTACACCAGGGCAATCTGGGTTTGTTTTAAGATCCACAGGTGCTTCTACAGCGCCTAACTGGGTAACATCTGCTATTACTATTGGTACAACCGAATTGCAAGTTGGAGATACTGGTGATACATTTAGTGGTTTAGATGAATTAAATTCTATTGGCACAAGCCATTGGACAATCCCAGCCGGTACTACTGCTCAAAGGCCGAGTACTCCAGCCGATGGTCAAATTAGATATAACTCTACAATCTCTAGTTTTGAGGGTTATGGTCCAGGTAACGCATGGGGATCATTGGGTGGTGTAAAAGATGTTGACCAAGACACTTACATTACGACAGAAACATCGGCTGGATCCGACGAAGATACCTTTACCTTTTATAACGCAGGATCGTCTTCATTAACCTTAAGTTCTACTGCGTTCACTGTAGCGAATGGTATTGATACTACTTTAAATGGTGCTCTTACTGTACAGGGCAATTTAACAGTTAATGGTACAACAACTACTCTTAATTCTACAACATTAGAAATCGATGATAAAAACATCGTATTGGCTTCAGGAGCAGCAAATGCAGCTGCAGCAGATGGAGCTGGTATTACTATCGATGGGGCAAATGCAACAATTTTATATGATGCTAGTGAAGATAAGTTTTCATACAGCAAAGGTGTAAAATATAATGGCGAAATTGAATATGACAATCCAGTCACATATACTTCTCCATTCCAATATTATGCAACAACAGTAGCCACAGATACTACTTTAACTGGTGTTTCAGGTTATGAAATCAGATCAGGCTCTAGCATTATTAATATAACTGCTGGGCAAACACTAACTATTTCCGCTGGCACTTCTGTTACAATTGGATAACGGTATAAATAGATTAGACAATAAACGTTTTATTAAAGGATAGGAAAAATATGAGCACGCTAGTCGTTTCAAATATTGTCCCATCTGGAAGTTCATTGACAGTAGATACTGCCCAAACGGTATTTGATTCTACAGATTCAATTAAGATTCCGGTTGGTACGACAGCTAATAGATCTGTAGCTCCTGCTGCAGGTATGATTAGATATAATTCAACTACATCTCAATTTGAAGGTTATGGCCCTGGAGGGTCATGGGGCTCACTTGGAGGCGTTATGGATGTTGATCAAGATACATATATCTTGACAGAAACATCTGCTGGTAATGATGATGACACGTTAAACTTATATGCGGCAGGTACTAATATTGCTTCTTTAAGTCAAACAGATTTCAACGTTAAAATTGCTGCTGATTTTGATAGTAACGTAAATATAGATGGCAGTTTAACTTTAGGCGGAGTCAATCTTGGTACCGCCTTTGTATCTGCATCTGTAAGTAATGATACAATTACTTTTACAGACGCTGCAGGATCAACTTCTTCAGTAAGTATTACGGACGATGGCCTTTCAACAGAGGAAGTTCAAGATATTGCTGGCGGAATGTGGTCAAGCAATACTGAATCTGGTGTAAGTGTTACTTATCAAGATGCGGATGGTACATTAGATATTAATGTTAATGATCCAACTATTACATTGACTGGTGCAGTTACTGGTTCAGCAACCATGACGAATCTAGGTAATGTAAGTATTGCAACAACCGCAACAGCTGATCCTACTCTTACAATTAGTGGTGACGCTAGTGGTTCAGCAACATTTACAAATTTAGGTAATGCTACACTATCGTTGACAATTACCGATGATTCACACAATCACGTAATTTCTAATATTGACAATTTACAATCTTCTTTGGACGGTAAAGCTGCGTTATCAGGAGCAACATTTACAGGCGACGTTACTGCGCCAAACTTTAATACTACTTCAGATGCTGCAGTAAAAGATGATATTATGACAATTGATTCTCCATTGTCTGTACTTTCTGATCTTCGTGGTGTAAATTTTGACTGGAAACAAACTGGTAAAAAATCAATGGGTGTTGTAGCTCAAGAAGTTGAAAATGTGCTACCATATCTTGTTGCCACTGATTCAAATGGTTTGAAATCAGTTAACTATCAAGCGATGGTTGGTCTACTTATTGAATCTGTAAAAGATCTTCAAGAACAAGTAAAAAAACTTTCTAAATAAGGTAATATAATGGCAAATCCAACTACAAGACAGGAATTAGTTGACTACGCTCTTCGTAGATTGGGCGCGCCTGTTATTGAAATTAATGTTGATGACGACCAACTAGAAGATCGTGTAGACGATGCTCTACAGTTTTATCAAGAGTATCATTCAGATGCAACAATGCGTGTTTATCTAAAACACCAAATTACTGCAACTGACGTAACAAATGGTTATATTACATTAAACGATAATATTTTATATGTGAAGCGTGTATTTCCTATCGGCGATTCACAATCAAGTATTAATATGTTTTCTGTAAAATATCAAATGCATCTGAATGATATTTACGATCTTTCTTATATTGGCGACTTAATGTACTATGAAATGGTACAACAATATGTTTCATTGTTAGACATGAAACTAAATGGTAGTGGTGAGTTTGTAAGATTTAATCGTCATATGAATCAATTACATTTAGATGTAAATTGGGAATCAGATATTAAAGAAAATGATTATGTCATTGTTGAATGTATGAGAATTGTAGATCCATCAACTTATTCTGATGTCTATAATGATATGTTCCTTAAGCAATATGTAACTGCTTTAATTAAACAGCAATGGGGTGCTAACCTTATCAAATTTGAAGGTATGCAACTTCCAGGTGGTGTAACATTAAATGGTCGTCAAATGTTTGATGACGCAACTGAAGAGATCAGACAGATCCGAGAGCAAATGCAGCTCAATTATGAAATGCCACCAGACTTTTACGTAGGATAATCCATTGGCTACTAACGTATACTTCTCGCAAAAGGTAAGAACCGAACAGGACCTTTACGAAGATATTGTCATCGAATCCCTTAAAATGTATGGGCAAGATGTGTATTATCTTCCCAGAGAAGTAGTGCAAGAAGATAGCATTCTCAATGAAGATATTGAATCAGTATTTGATGACGCTTACATTATTGAAATGTACATCTCAAATATTGATGGCTTTGAAGGCGATGGTAATTTACTTTCTAAGTTTGGTGTTGAGATTCGAGACCAAGCTAACTTTATCGTTTCAAAGAAACGTTGGAACCAATATATTGGTGTTCAAAACGCAGGGACTAATAGTTTAAGACCGAGTGAAGGTGACTTAATATATCTTCCACTTTCTCAATCTTTGTTTGAGATTCGTTTTGTTGAACACGAATCTCCATTCTATCAATTATCAAATCTTCCAACATATACACTACAATGCGAATTGTTTGAATACTCAGGTGAGCAAATTCAAACTGGTATTTCAGATATTGATACAGTAATGGAAGACATATCACAGCAGCTTGTATTAGTTGTCAATAACTCAAATGGAACAGAATTTGCTATTGGTGAAGATATTCAACAAGAAATTGGCGATACTGACGAATATGTAACAGGCCGAGTAGTTTCTTATGAAACTGTTGATGCTACAACTAAAAAGCTATTTGTAACTGGTTGGGCCACTACTGACGGAAAATACCACTCATTCACTAATAATATTATTGACGGTAATACCTCTGGTGCTCAATGGACAGTTACTGATGTGTATAATATTGATGATCCAATTACAAATAAAGCTTTAAATGATTCTCAATCACGTAACCAAGAATTTGAATTAGAAGCTGAAGGAATTATTGATTTCTCTGAATCCAATCCATTTGGTGAGATCGGAGGTTAACTATGTTATCAGATCATTTTTATCATGCATCAATTAGAAGAACCATTGCAGCATTTGGTACTATCTTTAATGATATTAAAATTATGCGCAAAGGTTCAGATGGTGAAGTAAAAAATATTATGAGGGTTCCATTAGCATATGGACCTAAGCAAAAGTTTCTTGCAAGATTAGAATCACAAGCGTCTCTTACAGATCCAAAAGTGGCAATTAAGTTGCCGAGGATGTCTTTTGAAATTACTTCTTTAGCATACGACGCAGCAAGTAAGTTACCAAAAATGAACCAAATTGTCCGCGGATCTGGTATTACAAGAGACGCAATTTATACTCATGCTCCATATAATATGGGTATTACTTTATCAATTATGGCAAAGAACCAAGATGATGCTTTGCAGGTAATTGAACAAATTATTCCGTATTTTCAACCAGAATATACGATTACAATTAATGAAGTACCAGAGCTCGGGATAAAATCTGATGTACCTATTATATTATCAAGTGTAGGATTAGCTGAAGACTATGAAGGTGATTTCTTGTCTCGTAGGGCTATTGTCTATACATTGGACTTTGAATTAAAAGTAAAATTCTATGGCCCAGTTCAACAGCGAGGTGTTATTACTAAAGCAGAAGTTGATATGATTAATGCTGAAGCAGAAGATCCATTTGGATTCCTTGAGGAATATATTGCAGATGGAACTAACGCAAATGGCGACTTTGATAATGTTATTGAAGGTAAAGATGAAGTTGATGACGGAGAAATTACTCCATGAAGCATGATAAAGACGATGTAGATGACGATTATGATTTTGCTCGAAGTAAATATTATAATCTAGCAGAAAAAGGCGATGAGGCCATAGATCTTATGATGGAATTAGCTCGTGAGTCTGAGCATCCACGCGCCTTTGAAGTATTATCTAATATGATGAAACAAAATGCAGAAATTGCTGATCGTCTAATGGAATTACAAAAGAAAAAGAAAGAAGTTCGCTTAAAAGATTCTAAAGGACTTCCAGGTAAATTGACACAAAATAATGTATATGTAGGTTCTTCAACAGACTTACAAAGAATGCTATTGAAAAAAATGGATGATGCAAATGTCATTGAGTCTGAAGAATAACGAAGCAGGCTATCTTGGTAACCCTAATGTAAAACGTGACGGTGTTGAACAAGAGTGGACTCAAAAAGAAATAAAAGAATACGCAAAATGCATGAGAGATCCTGCATATTTTGCTAGAACTTATTTAAAAGTAATTTCTCTTGATAGAGGATTAGTTTCATTTGATCTATATCCGTATCAAGAAAAAATGTTTAAACATTTCGAAGATAATAGATTCTCTATTGTTTTGGCCTGTAGGCAATCAGGTAAATCTATTTCATCTGTAGCATATCTTTTGTGGTATGCAATATTTAATCCCGAAAAAACAATTGCTGTTTTAGCTAACAAAGGTTCTACTGCACGCGAAATGCTAGCAAGAGTAACCTTAATGTTAGAAAATTTACCATTCTTTTTGCAGCCTGGATGTAAAGCACTTAATAAAGGCTCAATAGAATTTTCTAATAACTCTCGTATTATTGCTGCTGCTACGTCTGGTTCTTCTATTCGTGGTATGTCAGTTAACTTACTATTCCTTGACGAATTTGCATTTGTTGAAAACGATGCTGAGTTCTATACATCAACTTATCCAGTTGTTTCATCTGGGGAAAGTACAAGAGTTATTATTACAAGTACTGCAAATGGTGTTGGTAATGTTTACCATAAAATTTACGAAGGTGCTGTTCAAGAAACAAATGAATATAAACCTTTTAGAGTAGATTGGTGGGACGTTCCAGGAAGAGATGAAGCTTGGAAAGAACAGACTGTTGCTAACACTTCTGAACTTCAATTCCAACAAGAATTTGGAAACACTTTCCACGGAACCGGTAATACACTAATTGCTCCAGAAATACTTCTTGGACTTCAGGCAAAGCCGCCAATTAAGCAAAGCACCGAGGTAAGAATATATAAAGAACCTGAAGAAGTTCACGAATATATGATGTTTGTAGATGTTGCAAAAGGTCGTGGTCAAGACTACTCTACATTTAATATTATAGATATGTCTGTTAGGCCGTTTGAACAAGTAGCTGTTTTCCAAGATAATAAAATTTCGCCATTGTTATTTCCAGACGTTATTTACAAATATGCTAACATGTATAATGAAGCATTTATTGTGATTGAGAGTAATGACCAAGGATCTGTTGTATGTAATGGTTTATATTATGATTTAGAGTATGAAAATATTTTTGTAGAGTCTGCTGTAAAAGCCAATTCAATTGGTGTTACTATGACCCGTAAAATTAAGCGCATTGGTACATCAAATATCAAAGACTTAATTGAGCAAAGAAAACTAATAATAAACGATGCAGAAACCATTTTAGAACTATCAACCTTTGAAGCAAGAGGTAATTCTTATGAAGCTTCAACTGGTAATCATGATGACTTAGTAATGAACTTAGTTCTATTTGGATGGTTTTCAACAAATGCATTTTTCGCAGAGCTTACAGATATTGATATGAAGTCTTTATTATATTCTGAAAGAATTAAAGCAATGGAAGAAGAAATTGTTCCGGTTGGATTCTTTGAGGATGGCAGAGAAGATAAGTACGAAAGAGAAGGTGGTATGGTCTGGGAGACCGTAGATACTGGAATTTACTAATCTTATAAATATAATCGAGTGAATAAATAAACGTATTATGATATCATATTATATCCCGAGCTTATAATCTTTTTTGGAGAGGAATACACATGGCTTTTCTAGTATCACCAGGAGTTCAAGTCAAAGAAATTGACTTGACGAATGTGATTCCAGCTGTATCTACCAGTATTGGTGGATTTGCTGGCGCATTCAACTGGGGTCCTGTAGAAGAAATCCGCACACTAGGTTCAGAAAAAGAACTTGCGGCGGTCTTCGGCACCCCAGATAATCAAACCGCGGTATACTTCCTAACAGCAGCTAGCTTCCTAACTTATGGTAATGCATTAAAAGTTGTCCGTGCTGAAACAGCCGGCATGCTTAATGCTACCACAGGAGCAACTGGTCTTTTAGTGAAGAATCGCGATCATTTAGACGACGTAACAACCACAGCCTTTGAATTTATTGCTAAGTATCCAGGTACTTTAGGTAATTCATTGAAAGTAGATGTATGTCCAGCAGACACAACAGTCTTTACTGGATGGGCATATGCAGATCAATTCGATGCTGCACCGGGTACATCTGACTTTGCAGCTGATCGTAGCTGTTCAAACGATGAAATGCATATTGCAGTAATTGATGAAGATGGCGCATGGTCAGGAGTTCCAGGAACAGTTCTTGAAACTTTCCCATTCGTATCACAAGCATCTGATGCAAAATCAGCGCAGGGCACATCCAACTATTGGATTGATGTTATTAATGGTACATCATCCTATGTTTGGGCTGGAGATGCTCCAGCATTATTAACACATGCAGGTGACAGTACTGAAACCCGTGGAGGCGATTACTTAGATGCTATTACCGCCGCTACAATTTCAGAATCATTGGCAGCTGGTGCTGATAATAATGTACCATCAGTTGGTGAAATTCAGCTTGGTTTTGATATGTTCGAAGATGCAGAAACTGTAGATGTAAATCTATTGTTTGCTGTACCAGGCGCAAATGGTGGCGACGACGTTACTCTTGCTAACGATCTATTAAGCATTGCAACATCGCGTAAAGATGTAGTTGCATTTGTTTCTCCTCCAATCGAGGACACAGTAGGAACTGCTACACCAGCAGCAGATGTTAAAGCATGGGCTGATCAGCTCACATCGACATCTTATGGTGTAATTGATTCTACTGCAATTAAAGTATACGACAAGTACAATGATGTGTATCGCTGGATTCCAGCTGCAGGTCACATGGCTGGTCTATGTGCTAATACAGACAACGTGGCCGATGCATGGTTCTCACCAGCAGGCTTTACACGTGGTCAAATCTTGGGTATTACAAAGATTGCTTTCAATCCTAAGCAAGCTGATCGTGATACTCTTTATAAAGCACGCATTAACCCAATTGTTTCTTTCCCTGGTCAGGGCACTGTACTATATGGTGATAAGACTGCACAAGCTAAACCTTCTGCATTCGATCGCATCAACGTACGTCGTCTATTCGTCACCTTGGAAAAAGCAATTGCAACTGCTGCCAAATTCCAACTCTTTGAATTCAACGACGAATTTACCCGTGCAATGTTCCGCAATATGGTAGAACCATTCTTGCGTGATGTTAAAGGTCGTCGTGGTATTACAGACTTTGCAGTTGTATGTGATGCAACAAACAACACTGGAGAAGTTGTAGATACAAACCGTTTTGTTGCGGATATCTACATTAAACCAGCACGTTCTATTAACTTCATCACATTGAACTTCATCGCGACTCGTACCGGCGTTGAATTCTCTGAAATTATTGGTCAATAAGGAGAATAAACAATGGCAATCTTAGGCGTAGATGATTTCAAATCAAAGCTAGTTGGTGGTGGCGCACGTTCTAACCTTTTCAAGGTAGAAATGGGTTTTCCAGCTGGTATCGCAGGTGCAGCTGAATCTGAAGTAGGTGGTTTCTTAATTAAAGCCGCTCAACTTCCGGCTTCTGTTATTGCACCAATCACTGTTCCATTCCGTGGGCGTCAACTTCAAATTGCGGGCGATCGTACTTTTGAACCTTGGACAATTACGGTAATGAATGACACAAACTTCTTGTTGCGTGATGCATTCGAGCGTTGGATGAACTATATCAACTCTCACAATGCAAACAGCGGTGAAGTTACTCCATCAAACTATTTTGCTGATGCATCTGTTTATCAGCTTGATAAAGATGGAAGTGAAGTCAAAGCATATACATTCCGCGGCATGTGGCCAACGAACGTAGCAGCAATTGATGTTTCATTCGACAATGAAAATGCTATTGAAGAGTTCACAGTTGAACTCCAAGTACAGTATTGGGAATCAAACACCACTACTTAATAGCATATAAATAATAGCAGAGGGGTTTATCTCCTCTGCTTATTATTAACGTAGGAAGATTTAATGGCTGAATTATTTGGTTTCGAAATAAAGCGAAAGAAAGAGCAAGAACAAGAAGACGCTAAAAAGCAATCTTTTGTTGCTCCATTAGAGGATGATGGTTCTAGTTATGTTCAAGCTGGTGGTGGCCACTTTGGCCAGTACATTGACTTGTCTGGAACTGAAGGAGCTAAATCTGAAGCTGATCTAATCCGACGTTATAGAGATATTGCAATGCATCCAGAGTGTGATGCAGCAATTGAAGATATTATTAATGAGTCTATTGTATCAGATACTAAATCTGCGCCAATTGATCTAGTAACTGATGATTTAGATCTACCTGATAATGTTAAAAAACTTGTAAGACAAGAATTTGAAAATGTAGTTGAACTATTGCAGTTTAACCATTATGGACATGAAACATTCCGTAAATGGTATGTTGATGGCCGTTTGTTTTACCACATCATTGTTGACGAAAAGAGCCCTAAAAAGGGTATTTTAGAGTTACGTCCAATTGATCCTACACGTATCCGTAAAGTAAAAGAGATTGAAGAAGAAAAAGATCCTAAGACTGGCGCTCAAATTATTAAGAGTGTTAAGGAATATTATCTTTATCAAGATACTTCAATGTCAAAGTCTAACTCAGGCTTAAAGATTTCTAAAGATGCTATTCAATATACTACATCAGGTTTGTTGGATACATCTCGTAAAAACGTTCTTTCTTACTTGCATAAAGCAATTAAGCCAGTGAATCAACTTCGTATGATGGAAGATTCATTAGTAATTTATCGCTTATCAAGAGCTCCAGAACGTCGCATTTTCTATATTGATGTTGGTAACCTTCCAAAAGGTAAATCAGAAGAATACCTACGTGGTATTATGAACCAATATAGAAACAAATTAGTTTATGATGCATCTACTGGCGAAATCAAAGATGACCGTAAACACATGTCAATGTTAGAAGATTTCTGGCTCCCACGTCGTGAAGGTGGTAGAGGTACAGAAATTTCAACGCTTCCTGGTGGTGAAAACTTAGGTCAAATTGATGACATTTTCTACTTCCAGAAAAAGCTATATAGATCATTAAACGTTCCAGTAAATAGATTAGAGCAAGAAGCTCAATTCTCACTTGGACGTTCTACTGAAATTTCGAGAGACGAGGTTAAATTTCAGAAATTTATTAACCGTCTTCGTAAAAAATTCTCTTGGTTATTCTTAGATCTCCTTAAGACACAATTACTTTTAAAAGGTATTATTACTGAGTCTGATTGGAGAAACATTAGAGAGAATATTTCTGTTGACTTTATTCGTGATTCATATTTCTCAGAATTAAAAGAAGCAGAAATTATTAGAGAAAGATTAGAACTACTCGCGCAATTAGATGAGTATGTTGGTAATTATTACTCTAAAGAGTGGGTTCAAAAGAATATTCTCAGACAATCTGATGAGGATATAGATATGATGTCTAAACAGATCGATGCAGAAAGAGCTGCTGGTAAAATTCCAGATGAAGACGATCTTGAAATCTAATTTATTATAAATATATCAAAAGGTGAATTATGACTGAAACAATTGATTTAATTAATGCATTAGCAAATAGCAAAACAGCTGACGCTAATAATGTATTTAATGATTTGATGGCAAGTAAATTGAATGTGTCTATTGATGCTAAAAAGATTGAAATTGCCAACGATACATATAATGGAGTAACACAAGAATTAGAACAGGAAATTGGAAACAATGAAGTTCAAGGAACTGAGACAGTCACTGACTCTGAGTGAAGCTTCTGAAAAAGAAGTTAAAACTCTTAAAGTTGGTAAAAAATCTAAAGCTGTTATTAAACAGAAGGGTTCCAAGTTCTCTGTTTATATCGATGGCACTTTGCTAGACGATAAATATAAGAATGCTAAAGAAGCAGAAAAGGCTGCGAAGGAATTCGCAGATCTTATGGGAGCATAATTAAATGAAGCTTATTACAGAACTTTATGAAGATAATCTAAGCTACGTTACCGAAGAAAAGAACGGTAAAAAGAATACCATCATTGAAGGTATCTTTATGCAGGCTGAGTCTAAAAATAGAAACGGCCGTGTTTATCCTCGCGGAGTAATGGAATCAGCAGTTAATAAATATGTTACAGAACAGGTTAGTCGTGGACGTGCTGTTGGTGAATTAAATCACCCAGAAGGTCCAACAATTAACCTTGATAAGGTTTCCCACCGTATTACCGAACTGAATTGGGATGGTAATAACGTAATGGGGAAAGCACTTGTACTAGATACTCCTATGGGCCAGATCGTAAAAGGTCTTGTCGAAGGCGGTGTTCAGTTGGGTGTTTCAAGTCGTGGTATGGGTACTCTTGTAAACCGTAACGGGGTAAACGTTGTAGGCAATGATTTCATTCTTGCAACAGTGGACATTGTCCAGGATCCCTCAGCACCAGAAGCTTTCGTTAATGGGATTATGGAAGGCGTCGAATGGATCTGGGAAAATGGTCTGTTACAAAAACAAGAGATTGAAAAATATGAGACTGAAATCAAGCGTGCATCTTCATCCCAATTGGCCGAGAGTCAATTGAAGGTGTGGAACGATTTCCTCTCAAAACTTTAACTCTCAATCAAGGAGTAAAATATGTCTGAAGAGACCAAAGTAGAAGAGTTGGATCTCATTGAAGATGTTACTGAAGTAGAACTCCAAGATGATAACCTCGAAGAAACAGTTGAAGTTGAGAACGAGGAAAGCATCGCGGAAGATGCCGAAGTTGAAGAAGTAGCTGAAGAAGTAGTAGCAGAAGAAGCTATTGAAGAAGCAGCAGCTCCTAAAACTAAGGCTGGTATTATTAATGCCATGTACTCAGAAATGTCCAAGATGAAAAAAGCCGACTTACAAGCCGCTTACGAAAGTATGATGGGTAAAGATGACGAAGACGGCGACGACGATGATGATGAAGAAGTAGAAGAAACAAAAGGTAAAGTAAAAGAGTCATATGACTTCGAAGCTGACCTTGATGCCTTGGTATCTTCTGATGATTCATTATCCGAAGGATTCCAGGAAAAAGCAGCAACAATCTTTGAAGCAGCAGTGAAAACTAAAGTTTCAGCTGAGATTGATCGTTTAGAAGAAGAGTATACTCAGAATCTAGAAGAAGAAACAGCTGGTATTCGCAACGAATTAGTAGAAAAAGTAGATGGTTACCTTAACTACGTCGTTGAAAACTGGATGGAAGAAAATCGTGTAGCAGTTGAAAATGGTTTACGCACAGAAATTGCAGAATCATTTATGGATGCGCTTAAAGGCGTATTTACTGAGCATTACATCGCTGTACCAGAATCAAAAGTTGATATGGTAGACGATCTTGCTGAGCAAGTACAAGAGCTTGAAGGCCAACTTACAAAAGCTACGGAAGATAACATTCGTTTAAGCGAATCAGTATCAGATTTTCGTCGTGCAGAAATCTTAGCAGAAGCATCTAAAGACTTAGCAGTAACTGAAGCTGAAAAGCTTAAGACACTGGCTGAAGATGTTGATTTTGAAGATGCAGATACATTCGCAAGAAAAGTAGCTACATTGAAAGAATCTTATTTTGCTAAACCCGTAACAGAAGATGTAGAAGCTGCAGAAGTATCTATGAATGCCGATAACACTGAAGAAGTTCAGTTGTCGCCAATTATGGAAAGATACACCGCTGCTCTTGCAAAATCAGTAAAATAAAAATATCCCATTAGGAGAAAACAATAATGTTTAATGCAGAAAATGCATCTCAAAAATGGCAGCCAATCCTCGAGAGCGCTGCGATTCCAGAGATCAAAGACAACTACCGTAAGTCCGTAACTGCGGTACTTCTCGAAAACCAAGAAAAAGCAATGCACGAAGAGCGCGCTGCTTTCGGCATGGTAAATGAAACAGCTGCTAACGCAACTGGCGCTGGTATCGATACTTTCGATCCAGTACTCATTTCACTTGTACGTCGTTCTATGCCAAACCTTATGGCTTATGACGTTGCTGGTGTTCAGCCAATGTCTGGTCCAACAGGCTTGATCTTCGCAATGAAGAGCCGTTATAGCACAAAAGCTGGTGCAGAAGCTCTCTTCGGTGAAGCAGATACAGCTCACTCCGGTGCAGGTTCACATGCAGGTGATTCCGATTCATTGGGTTCATATGGTACAGATACTACTCCAGCTGATGACATCGAAGATTCATTTGCAACTGGTACTGGTATGGCTACTGCAGCAGTTGAAGCACTTGGTAACACAGGTGGCAACTTCGGCGAAATGGCTTTCTCAATCGAGAAAACATCAGTAACTGCAAAATCACGTGCGCTCAAAGCAGAGTACACAATGGAACTTGCACAAGACTTGAAAGCAATTCACGGTCTTGACGCAGAATCAGAATTGGCAAATATCTTGTCAGCTGAGATCCTTGCAGAAATCAACCGCGAAGTAATTCGTACAATCAACGTAAAAGCTAAGCTTGGCGCACAAACATCTAACACTGCTGTAAACGGCGTATTTGATGTTGACGGTGACTCAGACGGTCGTTGGTCAGTAGAGAAGTTCAAAGGTTTGATCATGCAGATCGAGCGTGAAGCTAACACAATCGCGAAAGAAACACGTCGCGGTAAAGGTAACTTCATTATCTGTTCCTCAGACGTTGCATCTGCTCTTGCAGCAGCTGGCATGTTGGACTACACACCAGCACTTGCAGCTAACTTGAACGTAGATGACACAGGCAACACATTTGCTGGTGTTCTTAACGGTCGCACAAAAGTATACATCGATCCATATGCAACACAGGATTATGTAAACGTAGGTTACCGTGGTACAAACCCATACGATGCAGGTCTTTTCTATGCACCATATGTTCCATTAACAATGGTTCGTGCGGTAGGTGAAGAAGACTTCCAGCCACGTATTGGTTTCAAAACACGTTACGGCATGGTTGCTAACCCATTCGCGGGTGGCGCAGCTTCTGCTGAAACTGGTACAGATCGTGCAAACCAGTACTACCGTATCTTTGCTGTTACAAACATCTTAGGCACATAATAAAAAGAGTAGGATTTAACCTACCAACCTTAAGGGGCTCTTCGGAGCCCCTTTTTTTATCATATAAATAATGGTATAATCTAATATTAGAGAGAACGATTATGGCATACACAAATGAAATCAATTATTCTATGGAACCAACCTCTACACTTGTAGAGAATATTAACTTTGCGAATCCGTCAAGTTTCCGTTTAGTAATCGACAATCTTAAATATCCAAATGCCCAGTACACTGTTCAATTAGCTTCTATTCCTGATATGTCTGTTGATGGTGCTAGCTTTAATACGCCAAAAAGAAACATTCTTGCTTCTGCTGATAAGATTGTATATGCACCATTACAACTTACATTTATTGTAGATGAAAATTTTACCAACTATAAAGAAATTCATGATTGGATGTTTGGTATGGTTGGCCAGGATGATTTTGGTGTTCGTAAAACACGTGATCTTACGCTGATCATATATAATTCCAGTAATAACGTAGTACAAGAAATTCAATTTGCTGATGCTCATCCATCAAGTTTATCTTCACTACCGTTTGAAACTACGGGTGAATCAGTGAACTATCTAACAGCAGTAGCGGAATTTAATTACAGTTATTATAAATTCTCATAAAGGTGAAATTATATTATGTTAAATCTTGAAGAAATTTTTAAAATGTGGGCCAAGGATTCTGAGATTGATGATCTTAGACTTGACGAAGCTTCAAAGAAAACTGCATCACTTCACGCAAAATACCTAGAAATGCTTTCTGTATCTAAGCTTCAGCTGAAGCGTAAAGATATGGAATTTAAAGTGCTGCTTAAAAATAAGTGGTTGTGGTATAATGGCAAGATGCCAAGAGATCAGATTGATGAGCTTGGTTGGGAATATGACGCACTCAATGGATTGAAGATTCTGAAAGGTGAAATGGATTACTATTATAATTCAGATCCACATATTCAAGAAATGCAAGCAAAGATTGACTATCTAAAAACATTAATTGAGACTCTGGAAGAAATCATAAATAATATTCGTTGGAGACATTCAACTATTAAAAATATGATTGATTGGAGAAGGTTTGAGAGTGGCGGATGAGCGACCTTAAAATACATAATAAAAATCATGCTTTCATACATATTGATTGTGAACCATCTGTTGCTAATGAGCTTTCAGATTTTTTCACGTTCTATGTTCCTGGTTATAAATTTATGCCAGCATATAAGAATAAAATATGGGATGGTAAAATCCGTTTATACGATGTTCGTAAAAAAGAGCTTCCAGCTGGGCTATACAAGTACGTAGAAGAATTTGCAAATACACCTGGTCGCGATTACCACATCGCCTTAGAGCATGACAATTATTATGGATTAGCTGGATCTAAGGTTGATGTTGATATGTCATTCGTGAAAGATATGACTATTACATCTAGAGGAAAAGAGATTGAACCCCGTGATTATCAATTAAATGCTATTGAGCAAGGGTTAACTAATAAGCGCAGTTTACTTATTTCGCCAACGGCATCAGGTAAATCACTTATCATTTATTCTCTTATTCGTTGGTATCTTAAAAATTACGATAAGAAAGTAATTATTGTTGTTCCTACCACTTCACTAGTAGAACAGATGTACAAAGATTTTGGTGACTATTCTGAATTTGACGATGGCTTTGACGTAGAACAACTTTGTCATAAGATTTATTCTGGAAGGGAAAAGATTTTTGACCAAAAGATTGTTATCACAACTTGGCAATCTGTGTATAAAATGCCAGGACATTGGTTTGAAGATTATGGTATGGTTATTGGTGATGAAGCACACACGTTCAAAGCAAAAAGCCTTACCTCTATTCTTTCAAAGTGTAGAGAAGCTGAGTTTAGATTTGGTACTACAGGTACTCTTGATGGTACTAATACTCATAAACTTGTTCTTGAGGGCTACTTTGGACCTGCGTATTATGTGACTACAACAAAGAGTCTTATGGATGAAGGTTCTTTATCTACTCTAGATATTTCTGTTCTATTGATGAAGTATTCTGATGCTGAATGTAAGCTTATAAATAAAGTTAAGTACCAAGAAGAAATAAACTTTCTTGTTGGTCATGAAAAAAGAAATAGCTTTATTTCAAATCTAGCGCTTGATCAAGATGGTA